AAAAGGGTGTCTACCTGGTTCCTCGGGTAGAGGCTTTTACGTTCAGCTTCCTAATGGAGACGCCGAGCTTCAATCAATGAACAGTAGAACATGTAATAAACACATTCTCGCCGTCCGGAGGGCCGAATTAGTAACTCGGTCCGTCCTTCAAGCTTACCTGCCATCAACCTACACTACGGCGCAACCCTTTATTGCAAACTTTTACTCTGCCATAATTAAGAGAATTGAAACGCGCGGTATGCGAGATACGATTTCCTGGGTCAAAGAGACCCGGGTCTTGGTACTCCGCTACTTTGCTGATCAACCTCTCGATTATGTTAGCACGAAGGTAAAGTCAAAGGACGGGTGACCTTTATGGTTACCATTCCCGCGACCTATCTTCGTATCAGGGGACAGTTTAACACCAAGTGAAGTTGAACTGATAAAGTTAATATTAACTTTATTGGTCTCTTTACGAGGCGTCATTCTTGATCCTGTTACAGATTTGGAACCGATTACCAAGCCATACGGAGGTGAAATCCATGGAATTACTCCCAAGGAAGTAGCCTCAATATTGCGCGGCATCGGACCTCATCCTGTGCTGAAAGATTTACGGGCATGAGAAGCTTTTCACTTTTCAGTGAAGAGCGGACCCATGGGACAAGCGCTTCATTCCGCCATCCTCGAACTAAGGTCGATCCGCCTTTTAATAGAGTCACTCAAGACTCTAGGTGGACCCATCTTTTGTAAGTGGTTTGGTGTACTCGAAGTGCAAGTTCTAGGAAAACCACTCTATGAGTGATTCCCTACCAGAAGTAAACCTTGCATAGCTAAAATTTGCTCGAAGGGGGACAAGGAAGGCAAAACAAGGACTGTTGCGATCGTAGATTATTGGTCTCAGTCTGTCCTTAAACCTGTCCACGTAGCTCTTATGAGCTACCTGAAACAGATTCCGGCGGACTGTACCTTTAACCAAAATCGCTTCACATCCCTGTTAGCCCTCCCTGGGCCCTATTATAGCCTAGACCTTACTAACGCAACAGATCGTATGCCGATGTGGCTCCAAAAAGCCATAATGGTACACTTTCTGGGACGTAAGAAGGCCGAAGCTTGGGCTCAGCTGCTCGTCGGGAGAGAATATCGCGAACCAAAGGGCACTCACATCCGTTATGGATGTGGGCAACCGATGGGCGCCTATTCCTCCTGAGCATCCATGGCTGTTACTCACCATTTCATCGTTCAATGGGCTGCAAGGTTAATCGGACGTAAATATTTCCGAAACTATGCAATCCTTGGCGACGATTTAGTGATAGCTGACAAGGCGGTTGCCCTGTCCTACATAGCGTTACTTAAACGCCTCGATATGCCTATCTCCTCAGCGAAATCTCTCGTCTCTGAAAAGAGTCTGGAGTTCGCGAAGAGATTATTCATACGAGGTGTCGAGGTAACACCCTATAGTAGTGCGGGCCTCGATTCCTCGCTTAAGAGATATTATCTCATAGGCGGGTTTCTTGACTCGCAAGCTAACCATGGGTGAACTCTACCCCAAGAACAGGTTGAAAACCTGGTCGTCACTCTCTGGAAGTCTAGGAAGATCCCTTCTCGTAAGAGAGAGGAGCTTCTGTCGAAGTTCAGAGTGTTTCAAAGCCTGCGTACCTTTGATAAGGTACCAGCTGTTGTGGGATCAACCGAAGGACTTGCAAAGTCCCTAGGTCTTTCCGGCGACAGTCTCTTCGAGCGACTCGGTCAAACCGATGTTAACGCAGTAGTCGTAAGACTAGTGCGTTTCGCAAAAGGAGAAGCAATGAGACGCGACCTTGTGAAGTTCCATGACCGCATCAAGCCTGCGTTAGATACTATGCAGGGATGACTTGGTAAGGAGCTTCCTAGTGAGATTAACGTCACTAGTTTGACCTGCTGACTACCTGGACACAATTGTGTTGCCAACCTTTATACGAAAGCGATTCTCTCCGTAATTGGAGGGAAAGACTTAGTAGAAGAGGGCGTAGCACGACATTACGTCGCCAGGCAAGTCTTTGCGGGGGACGCTGCTAACGCAGTGCTTCAGAGTCAGTCAGTAGTCGTAAAGGTCCTGACGCAGAAGACCAAACAGTTGCTTAAGGAAGACTTTAGTAACGTGGACCAGGAAAACCTGGGAACAAATGTCCCTACGAACGCTCTGGAATGGATTGAGAAGGAACTCACAAGATGAGTTTCTAATCTCTCACTTCCTACGGCGCGAGTAGCCACAATACTGAATCGACCTAGCAACCCAAGGCTTCTGGGTCCTGATTTCAAACAGACTGATGAAGGTGACATTGTTTTCGACTTCGGTGGACAGCTACTGATGTGGCTGCGTCACTTTAGTGAGAACAGTGATCCCAACATCCTTCTCGAGAAACAGAGACTGGACTATCCCGTAGTCAAGGAGACCTTAAAATCTCCCGATGAATCGGTAAGCCCAACAGGGTGACTCACGGCTTTTCGCTCATCTATAAACGCTCTGACAGAAGAGTCGTCTGGTCCTAAAGCGGACTGGACTAACCTCGACTGTCTGTAGTTTCTGGCTCTAACCGAGTCAGGGGTCACAGGAGCGGGCGGTTACGAACATATTAGTACGTGGCTAGCAACCACGCGCGAAGTATGCAAGTCTCCGTCAGATGAAATGCGAAGTCGACTGAGAAGTTCTGGTCGGACAGCGCCTGGCAAATAGGTCTGGGTGGTCCCTTGTCTTTAGGGGAACCCTGGGCCGGGTGGTCAGGCTGCCATTGTTCC